ACCCCGACCGGCTTGTCAAGGGGTTAGTTGAGTTCGGGTTCAGCGAGAAGTCGCAGGTCCAAGAGTAGGTCTTGTATTTCCATGGCAGTAAACATGTTGCGAGAGGCAGTGAGAGCCAGGAATGACTCAATCTCTTCGATCAACGTCGTCGCGGTTTCTGTCATGCCCACAGCATACAACAGCCCTGTGGTTTCGTCAAGGAGATACAAAAAGAACTCCCCCCCGGCCGAGAAGGAGGGCCGGGAGGGAGGCTGATGGTCAAGGACCCCGATGATCAGTTCGGGAGGCTGGACCAAGCGTTGTTGTGGGAGTACGGGCGGTCCGTGAGTGGGATCGCGTTCCAGCAAGAAGCGCAGAACTCCTTGGCGTTGTATTTGGAAAGAAAGACTGAGCAGCCGTCGTTTTCGCAAACGCGCTTCTTTCCTCCACCGTATGTTTTAGAAGGCTTGCCATCTGGAACGATGGGGCCTCCGGAGATTGTGTTCGTGGTCATAGCCTCACTTTAGACGATGGGGCGTCCGGTGTCAAGTCGTTCTTGGAAACTTTTGACTTGACAGGGGGTGGTAGGGCGAGTAAGATGGGTGCATGAAGGTGATCGAACACAAAGGCACACTCGCTGAGTTTCAGGCAGAGATGGAAGAACTGCGCCGTCGTGCTGCTGGCGAAGGCGAATGGAACGACGAGGCGTGGGCTGCGGTGCCGGAACCGAACTTGACAGATTGAGGCTAGCGTGCTAAAGTTCTTTTAGAACGAAAAGCGAAACCCCCGCTTCGGCGGGGGCTTTCGTCGTTTTGCGCCCAAATCGTGCTGCGCTCGAGGAAGCCCCGTGACATTGGATGAAGAATCCACGAGGTAAGTCCTTTCCACCACCGTAATACTTTGAAAGAACAGAAAAAAGAAGCGCGTGTCCTGTGGGAATCGGGAACTCAGTGGCTCGTTTTTTGATCTTTTGAACTTTGGTTTCTGGGTTTTACCTCATGTACGAACATGTGTTCGATTGATAGTCGAACGTGTGTTCGATTGCGTAACGGGTTTGGAGGTTGACAGAAGTATGGCAGTCGAACAGGTGTTCGATCCCCGCGTAGGTGGGTTGGGTAACGGGAGAGATAACGGCGGGGCTTTCGCCAGACTAACGGATGAACTCGGGCATGTCAAGCGTTTATCTCATAACAACTTGACAAGCGATGGGGGGTCGTGTAAGATGGAGTCATGGACACCAAGACATACACAATCAAACTCACCAGAACGGAACTGGACACCATGATGACGGCGCTCCTGATAGCGCACGGAGCCACGGGTGACGAGGGACCGCTCATGAAGCCCTACCACGGACTTGACACGCTTATCGAGAAGGTCCAGAATGTCCGTCCGATGCTCAAGATGAACTAGACATGGCAGGTCGCCGGCCTCCTCAAGCCGTGCGCGACCGCCGGGAGCAGCCAACCGGCTCCCAGCCCACCCCCGAACCGTTCCATCGGGGGTGGGTATCTTCTCGTTATGGCCCGAGTTCCACGACCGCGCCGGCGAGCCCCGCAAGTACTATGGGGATATGCGATTGTCCCTAGCCGATGACCACCTCCTTCTCGACTTCCCCTACGACGCAGCGCAGGTCGCAGAGGTCCGCCGACTCAAGGGGGCGAAGTGGGACAAGGTCGCGCGGGTGTGGCGCGCACCCGTATCCAGCCTCAACGAATGTCGAGATTTTGCAGCCGCCCACGAGTTCACCATCGATCCAGAAGTTCTACTTCTCACTCTCCCAACCCGGAAAAACTCCAGCCGAAGCATTTCTATCCACCCGAACGGATTCATCTACCTCGCATTCGCCTACGACCGCGTAGCCGTCACCTCCGTCAAGCAGATTCCCGGCATTACATGGGATAAGGCCACGCACGCGTGGAAAGCCCCGATCACGAGCGTTGACGAAGTCGTGAGGTGGGGCGAGACCTTCGACGTACCCATAGATGCAGCCGTCCGACAGGAGGCCAGCGCAGTCAGGGGCCAACTGGAGTCAACGATGGCAGCCAGCCGTGCCACGGACGCAGCCATCCACATCCCCGGAATGCTCGGCGAACTGCTCCCGTACCAGCGCGCCGGAGTGGCCTACGCCCTAGCCAGCCAACGCTGTTTCATCGCAGACGAGATGGGCTTAGGTAAGTCGGTTCAGGCAGCAGCCACAATCGAACTCTTGGCGTTGCAGGGGGAGGACGTGTTCCCCGGGGCTGTGGTGTGCCCACCGAACTTGGTCGTGAACTGGCAAGCGGAGTGGTGGAAGTTCTTTCCTAACCGGAATGTCCAAATAGTCACAAACCGAAAAGAGTTTCCGGCTGACTACGACATCGTCGTGGTTGGATACTCCAACATTAGCACATGGGTGCGACAGTTGTCAAGTCACAAATCGTATGTTTTCGATGAATCCCACTACTGCAAAACCCCAACCGCACAGCGAACAAAGACTGCGAAGCGCCTTGCGCGTTCCGCCGGCGCGAAAGCCCCGATCATGTTGCTTACCGGAACGCCAGTCACCAACAGGCCAGCGGAGTACGCAGCCCAACTGGACATACTCGGGCAGATCGACAAGTTCGGTGGCGTGTGGGGGTTCTACCGAAGGTACTGCGATGCGTTCAAAGACAAGTGGGGCCAATGGCATCTGGAGGGGCACTCGAATCTTGAAGAACTCAACGATCGCCTGCGCTCAACTTGCTACATCCGGCGTACCAAACCCGAAGTAATGAAGGAGTTGCCACCCATCGTCCACTCGCCCGTGCTCGTTGCGGGCGCACCCTCGGTGATGAAGGAGTACGCCAAGGCAGAAGCCGACATCGTTCAGTACCTCGTTGAGAGAGCCAAGGAGATCGCTCGAGAAATGGGACTTTCTGAGCGCTCCGCTGCAGTGCGCGCAAAGTTCCGGGCCGAAGCGTCGCAGCATCTGGTTCGGATCTCGGTCCTCAGGCGTATCGCAGCCAAGGCGAAGATGGCAGCAGCCAACGAATGGATCACGGCTCACACGGAAGAAGGCCACAAAGTTGTGGTCGCAGCGCACCATCGAGACATCGTTGACGAACTCGCGCGGGAACACGGAGGACTCAAGATCCAGGGAGGCATGAACGTCCATGAGGTGGAGGCAGCGAAGGCCGAGTTCCAGACCGGTGACGCACAGGTCATGGTCCTCAGCATCCAAGCAGCCAAGACCGGCCACACGCTCACGGCAGCACAGGACATACTGTTCGTTGAGCAGCCGTGGACCCCAGCCGATGTGGACCAAACCGTTGCGCGCCTACACCGCATCGGGCAGGAGGGTTCGGTCACAGCCACCTACATGTTGACGGTCGGCACCATCGATCAACAGATCTACGACCTGATCGACACCAAGAGAAGCGTGGTGAACCAAGCGACTGAAGGTGTAACCGACGGGGCTTTCGCCTCGACGAGCGATTTGGTGATGAATCTCGCTTTCGATTCCTGAGAATCTTCAATAAACCCTTGACAGGCGGGCCGGGATCAACTAGATTGGGGGCACACCAAACGAAAGGAAACCGTGACAGACACAACTACCCGCCCGATGATTCCCATGAAGGGATCGCTGGTAGCAGCGGCACCCAACGGGAACATGCTGGAGATGTGGTTCCAGTCCCCCGACGGCGATTCGTCTGATTCGCAGATGTTCGCCTTGCGATGCACGTCGCCAGAACAGGCGCAAACCATCGCCACACTCCATCGGAGCAAGTGGGGAGTACCGGACTGGTCGGAGGTTCACTCCGCTTAGGCTCCGGCTCCCGGCCCGATGGAGTGGCCCCCGGCTTCGGTCGGGGGTTTCTTCATGCCTCAACCCGCTTCGCAGTGCGCTAGCCCTGTGGTTCGGCGGTTGACATTCATGTCAAGGGGATGTACAATGAAGGTATGAAGAAGAAGGGGCTAGTAGCAATCATGACAACGACGGTGATGGCAATGGCCGTGTGGCTATTCGGCGTATCAAACGCATCGCACGCCAAGTTCACCTGCTCGACAGAGACGGTGGTGGCGCAGCCCTTCGATACCATCTGGCAGATCGCAGACGACCGCTGCGAGGGCAACCTCCAGAATGCGGTCCACCACATGATTCAACTCAATGACGGATCATCGATCCTCCAGATTGGTCAGATCGTTCAGATCCCAGCGGACAACTCATGAGAATCTATCCAGATTGGATTACCCGCACCCGAGACTTGGAACCCGGTGGTTTACGCATGCTACGACAGGCCGGCATCCCAACACCCGAAGAGTTCTACGATGAAATACGCCCACTATTAGAAGGGATCAACGATGACGGTGACACGCAAGACGCTAACTGTTGAGTTGACTGCCGAAGAGTTCGGTGCCCTAGCCGGCGCTGTCTCTACGGAATGGCAGAAGCGCATGGAAGAAGGGAATCGACCAGCCAGTCGCTACATCAGCATCCGGCTACAGGACGCATGGATGAAGGTGCTGCGCGCATGGCATGGCCCAGAGTTGGAGGACGGCATGTTGGCTTCTTCCGATTGGGTCACCTTGTTCCAGCCGAACCCAGCAACAAGCGATGGGGAAGAGGGTCTCATAGCGGAAGTCATCCCCATCCGCTAGAGGCCCAGGTCGGATGCTACTGTGGTTACATGATCCCAGTCACAGGCAAGAACGTAGACCTTTCGCTACTCCACCCGCGTTTCGTAAAGCGGTTAGAGGCTTTCTTCAAAGACCCACAGATCGTGGGCAGAGTCAAAGTCAGTAGCGCCTGTCGCACCTACGCAAAGCAGGCGTACTTCTACAAGAAGTACAAGGCAGGCCGCGGCAATCTTGCAGCGAACCCAGACCGCCGCTTCGGGGCCGGCGGTTGGTGGAGAGGAAGTTGGCACATGTCCCAAGACGACGGATTTTGCTACGCGGTCGACCTCCACATGGTCAGCAACAAGATCGCCAAATGGGAGGTTAACAACATCGCCACCCGCTACGGCATCGTCCCCACGATCAAGGCGAAGGAATGGTGGCACCACCAGCCCCGCAATGCCGAAGGCTGGTTCGACGCCCCAGCGATGAGCGAGTCCAAAGACGAGAAGGTTGAGATCAAGCCTGACTTCTTGGGGATCCTCGCCTACATCGAGGCACTCGCGGAGCAGGTTGCGACCGAGCCGCTGTCGAGAAGGCGCAAGTCACGCGGCCCCATCGTCAGCACTCTCCAAGAGCGCATCATCGCGCTTGGCTTCTTTGGG